GCTGAAATGCAAGAAGCAGCTGATAGGCTAGTTGATATAGCGGAATCCAATGTTAAGGACGCGCTAACAGATGAGTTGGACCCGTCAAGACGAGATACAATGTCTAGATTTGTTCTCACAAATATTGGTAAAGGACGCGGCTGGGGAACTGGAGCTACCGGAGGAGTTAATATTAAAAATTCGGCGGGCGGTACGATTGTTGTTCAGTGGGCAGATGGAACTTCCATTGGGGGACAAGAACAACCCGGAGACGACGCGACAATTATAGAAGGCAGGGTGGTGAATGAGTAAGGACGCGGAGACGGAAGGATATCTTATCAGGGCGAAGCGCGTCGCGGAGGAATTGGTGTTACTAGCTGGATATCTTCCGGGGTCGCAGGAACGAACTCACATCAAAGGACATGCTGAGGACGCTTTGGCTTACATCCAGAAGTTGCTGGACGAGATGGAATGAAATGTGCATTCGCCATAGCGATCATCATTTCGCTGGGCGGTTGCGCGTGGTTTTCCCCTGCAGAACGTACAGTTATCAATGTTCGGCCCCCCGTGTATTCGGCGGACGAAATCGACGCAATTAACGCGAGGGCACGGTGCAGGGCAACCGCGAGGACTATGGTAGAAGTAGCGCGATGTGATGGAGGTTAATATGACCATAGGACTCGCATTCTGGATTATAATGCTGATATGGCTCATTTTCGGAATTGCCATCCATTTCGGCGTGGTCGGCGGTATTTGGGCGGGCGCAAACGTACTCCTTCTCTTTATCCTGTTTGGGTTACTTGGGTGGCAAGTTTTCGGAGCGCCGCTGCGAAGGTAGATGATGGAAGATAACCAGCAATCGCCCGTTATAACTATTCCGTACGTGCCGCGCGAGCACTTTAGGCCGGTGCATGCAAGTCAAAAGCGTTGGAAGTTCGTCGTCGCTCACCGAAGAGCAGGAAAAACAGTTGCGTTATGTAATCAAATCATCAGAAAAGCTCTTGAGAACACACGGACCTTCCCGCCACCTCGATATGGGTATATTGGGCCATCTTTCGCACAGGCTAAAGACCTTGTGTGGGGATATTGCAAATATTACACAGGCGTCCTCCCACGGGTAAAGGTGGTAGAAGGAGACCTGCAAGTTATCCTCCCCAACGGCGCGATGATCAACTTATACGGCGGATCGGCAGCTTACGAGCGGATGAGGGGGCTATATTTCGATGGCGTTGTGGCGGACGAATATCCCCTACTTAACCCTTCTATGCTCGGCAGCGTTATTCGTCCTTGTTTGGCTGATTATAAGGGATGGGGCGTCATATCTGGAACTTCTAACGGGGATGATCACTTCCACGAACTGAAGAAGCGGGCGGAAATCGAATCAGACCATTGGGATATGTTCAGCATACCGGTCACCGAGACCGATGCCTTGGACCCCGATGAAGTTACCGAGATGCGGAAGGACATGACGGCGGATGAGTTCGCCCGCGAAATGATGTGCTCCTTCGACGCACCGATTGAAGGCTCCTACTACGGCGAAGTACTGAACGAAATTGATCTCGCCGGACAGATCACGGGAGTTCCCTATGACCCCAATTCGCTGGTTTGGACCGCTTGGGATTTGGGCATCGATGACGAACTGGTCATCTGGTTTTTGCAGCAATGTGGCAGGGAACTACACGTTATTGATTTTTTACAGGGGACGGGCAAGGGTCTGGAATTCTACGCTGGCCAGATCAAATCGAAGCCGTACGCGTACGGTTGTCACGTTCTACCGCACGATATTAAGGCACGAGAGCTTGGAACAGGTGTTTCCCGAAAGGAAGTACTGGACAAGATGCTACCCAATGTGTTCGTCTGCCCATCCCACACGGTGGAAGACGGAATTTCTGCGACGCGAGCGCTTATCCGAATGATGTGGATAGACCGGGTTCGTTGTGAGCCGGGTGTCGCCGCGCTGCGAAACTATCACAAATCCAAGACGGGTAAGCCGCTCCATAACTGGGCTTCCCACGCCGCCGATGCTATTCGTGTTGGTGCGGTGGCAATAAATATGATCAGACCAATGACCGGCGGTTCTAACGTGATTGGAATTGGCGAAGGTGCTCTGCGGCGCAATCTTAAGCGCATGGACAACGGGCTGAGGAGATTGCGATGAACTACCAAGATCCCGCAGTAGGGAATGCAAACGGTCAGCCCCTCGAAAGACTGTTCGACAACGGCGTAATTGGGCAGCACCAAGGTATCCCGGACTACGACGACCGAGACGATGACGGCGTGTACGAAAGTACAGTTCGGGCGATGATCGACGACGCTATTGACTACGAAGAGAGCGTCCTCGGACCAGCCCGCGAAAATAATCTACGGTTCTTCTATGGGGAATTGCCGGAGCAAGAAGGTGATGGAAAATCGTCAGCTGTTAGCACTGATTTTCGCGATACTGTTATGGCAATCTTGCCTAGCCTTATGCGTATATTTACTTCTACAGAGAATGTCGTAAATTGCTCCCCGAATTACAAGGGGCAGGAGGAAGCGGCTAAGCAGTGTACGGAGTATTTGGGCTACATTCTGTGGGAGGATAACCCCGGCTTCCTAATTATCCATGATATTTGTAAGGACGCGCTGCGCTGCAAAGCGGGTGTTATGCGTTGGCACACGGAAAATCATGACGAAGTAACGGAGCAAGAGTACCACAACGTCACCCAAGAACAATTCCAGTACCTGATCCACGAGAACCCGACTATTCAGGTGATCGACGCGAAGCCGTCGCAGCAAGTTCCGGGTACTTTGGACAGCCTTCGCATTCGGTTCAACAAGTCGAAGCCAACCACTCGCATTATTTCGGTGCCGCTGGACGAATTCCGGATATCCCGTAAGGCGAAGGACGTGGATTGTGCGCCGCTGATCGGTCACGACCAGATTGTGAACGTATCCGAACTGATCGAGATGGGCTACGAACTAGAAGAACTAGTCGAATACATGAACCAATCACCGGATTACTACTCCACCGATCGGCTGTTCCGAAACCAAGGTCTGGATCAGGGGGATTTATCTGATGCTTGGGACGTTCGTTATGGCTGTTATTACATCCGGATTGATAAGGACGGAGATGGTATTGCCGAATTACGTGAAATTCATACCCTTGGCGACGATCATCATATTATCTACGATGAGGTTGTGCAATACCCAAACTTCTCCGTATGGTGTCCTGACCCTGAGCCTCATACTCTTATCGGGGATACTCCTGCTGATCTTGTGAAAGATATCCAGACCATCAAGACGAACATGCTCCGAGGTTCTCTTGACTCTCTTGCTCAGTCTATTTGGCCTAGGACGGTGTTTAACCAAACTATCACAAACACCGACGATGTGCTGAATGACGAAATTGGCGCTCCCATTCGGACCAGTGGTAATCCGAGCGAAGCGGTGATGTCAATCAACCACAACTTTGTGGGCGAACCCGTCTTCAAGATGTTTGGTATAATGGAGCAGCTTCGACAGTCCCGCACCGGTATCTCCGATGCGTCGAAGGGTGTTGACCCCCGTGCGTTGCAATCTACCAACGTCACGGGGATCGACGCCATTGTGCAGGGTGCCCAAGAGCGCATCGAACTGTGCGCCCGCATTCTCGCTGAAACCGGTATGAAACAGCTTTTCAAAGGACTTCTTCGCGAGATTGTTTCCAGCCCTAACCAAGAACGCACGATTCAGCTTCGCGGCAAGTGGACAGACATTAACCCTTCTACTTATGATCCTACCATGCGCATTTCGGTTAACCCGACCCTCGGGAAGGGTTCCGATATGACGCGCCTTATGGTTTTGCAGGACGTTAAGCAGACTCAGACTACTATCATGACTGCTTATGGCATCGAGAATCCGCTTTGCGGCATCCAAGAGTTCCGAAACACCCTCACGGACATACTGGCCATTGCGAATGTCAAAAATGTTGGGCGTTACTACCGCGAAGTTACCGAAGAACAAATTAAACAGATTGCGTCTACACCGAAAGAACCGGATGCGGCAACACTCCTTGCGCAATCGGAGATGGAAAAGAATCGTGTTAAGATGGCGACAGAAATCAGCAAATCCAACTTTGCCGATAGAAAGCTCCGCATTGACGACGATTTCCGCCGCGATGATATGATTGTCAAGGGGCTTCTAGACGCCGCCAAGATTGAGGCTCAATTCGC